CAACTACAAGAACAGTGTAAAGAAGCTGCTGCAGTTCAAATTGATATGCAAAGACAGTTGACTGCTAACAAAAGATTAGACTTTGAGATAGCAAGACTAAAAAATTGTGGTGAATTATACAAAGCTGGTATTATGTTCAAACCTGGTACGAGATATGCTTCTATATGTGCAGACGTTTTAGTTCAGGGAGTATCAGAAATCAAACCTCATACACACAACATTCCTGAAGTAGAAAAGAAAACAGTAGAGATTGATCTTACTCCTAAAGAAGACAAGAATGATAACGTACCTACTGGTGATGCATCATCCTTAGGAACTCATTCTATTGGTACACTGAAAGAAGAATAATTATTTCTTTTTCTTAGGACGTTTAACAGGGGGTAGTCCTTTCTTTTCACGATACTTATCAGCTCTAATCTCACTAGCAGATAACTTGGGAGGTTCTTTACCTAATAGTTTCTGGACTTTCTTAAAGATCTGTTTGACTATAGGTTTAACAACCTTCAATAGGATAGGAGTTGCAGTAGCAGCTGCGGTTGCTACGATTGCAATTCCTCCAGTAGTTGCTACCTGATTTGCAGATGGTATTCCTTTCACTACCTGATCTACAAAACCAATCTCTTCAGATATTGCTATACATTCTTTTCCAACCAATCTATACTCAATAATTTTTTCTCTTCCATTCTTAACTAACGTACCGATTGGTTCCTTTAATTGTTGTGCCTCTGTAGGGCACTTTAATTCTTTAGTCTTAGCTGTATCACCTGGAATTTCTGGAGTGTCTAAAGGAGGTGGATCTCCTGTGTTTACTGGTGGTATTGCTGCCTCACCTTCAAACTTAAGGTTATCCTTATTAAAATCCATAGGATCAAACGCTGGCATTCCAGCATCACAAAAGACCCTCACACCTTTAGGGTCATCATCAGATAACTGTTCATTCTTACCCTTGTCATCCTCTTGATGTGCTTCTACACATCCTGGCATGTCAATGATCGGTACCCCTACACCTCCTGTTACAGGAGGATATATTGGTATCGCTCGTGGTGGTTCAGATGTTAACCAATTAGGTAGGTTAGGTATCTGTCTAACTTCATTAATAATAATGTTAGTAGATCTAACCTGAATCGGTTTGATCTCTCTAATTTCCAAAGTTTATAAAGGAGAGTTTGGTACAGGTAATCCTGTTGATGTAGGTAACTCAGGCATAGCACCGTCTATGGCATCTGGAAGTGCTCCACCTACTGATCCCATTACTGCCTCAGTAATCTTTCCTTTGACACCATCTAAGAGGGCATCCTTGTTAAGATATACGTAACCAGCACCGCCAACAACGGCACCAGATACAACAAAAGACGTAATAGCGAATACATTAATTATTTTTTGCATGATTATAACTCATATTTTTTGTTGTTTTCATCTGTAACTATCTTGATTGGTCCTTGCTCTACTCTAATAGTTTGAGCAGGTGCAGTCTCTTTTGCTGCAGCAATCAATCTTTCTAAGTCTGCTTTAGTGATACCACCACTACCAGGAGGTAGTGATTGAGATGCACCATTGTTCTTTTTATTTGCCGTCTGAACGCCAAACGTCGCTAAAACTCCAGTGAACACCGAAGCTATGAAGGTCGGATCTAGGTCTTGCTTAGGAATTTGTAGTTGTGGGGGCAAATCTACGTACGCTAAAGTTAAGATACCACCACTCCAAATGAGAATACCAAGTCTCACAAAAGTAGACAAGATTTCTAACTGTTCTTCCTTATCATCCATTGCCTCCTTAAGTTTACCTAAGGGACCTTTCTTCTTGACTTCTTCTTCTTTTTTCTTTTCCATAATACAACTCAAAGGCTTCTTTATTTATGCCTGAGCCTCCTTCCAAGAGAAACGTGCATCAATTCCTTTCTGTGATCCTGTAATATTTGTAGCACGAATCGCTAGAACTTCAGGACCATCTGGGAAGATACCAGTTGGGTTAGGTGTAGTTGATACATCATAATTAACACTACCACCACCTAATATACTATTAGATATCTCTTTAACTTCTGATAGGTTGTAACTGTTAACTCCATTATCAGAATAGAATCCAAAGATAACTTCTCCACCAGTAAATTCAGTAGCAGTATTCATAATGGCGTATTGTGCTAGAGAAGTACCTCCAACAGGAACCCATGTACCTTGAATATTAGGAATAGGATTCAACACCAACTCAACAAAGAACTTACCGTTAGATGAGATATCAACCTGAGATAAAACCAACTGCATTCTATTAACAAGTTCTCTACTACCAAAGTTACCAGAAATACCATTGTCAACAGATGGTGCTACACGTAGAGCAATAATCGCTCTGGTTTGTCCTGATTGAATTCCACCTTGTCGTTTCGTAGCAGCAGTGTAAACATATGCTCGGTCATCGTCTAGTCTACCGTCCATAATAACTGATGAACCCCAGTGACTTATCTGTGGTACAGAAGTTGCACCAATCAATTCAACTCCAATAGGTTGTGTTGCACTGTAAGTAAATGACTGTGCTGCAGCTGCACCAAGAGGTGAGAAAATAACACCAGTTGGGTTGGCACTAGTAACTGCTTTACTCAATGCAATATTAGATCCTGAAATACTATGTACAAAAGTATCAGCAGGGATATTAGTACCTATAACTCTCTGTCCTTTTTGAATACCTGTTGCACTACTTACAGTACCACTAGAAGCACCACTAGCCATTGTTAAAGATACTCCAGTAGCACCTGCTTTTTCTCTAACACATCCTGTGAAAGATCCAGCAGAAGCACGTGAAAGAGGAGACAATGGAGAACCAGTAGCATCATCCAATGCAATACCAGTTGAACTACCAATTGTAGTAGTTATTTGGAATGTAGTACCAGAAGGAACTGCAGCAACATAATATATTTTGTTAGCAACAATATTAGAGAACGGTGTGTCAAATGTAATTGTCTGTTGTCCACCTGGAGATAGTCCAGTAGTAGATGCCACTTCAATCGTATCACCAGCAGCACTTACAGCAATAACATCCTGAACAACTGATGTCTTTCCTGTATAGTTAATATACTCTGTAACACCTGCGGTAGCACCAGAAGTTTGTCTAACTCTTAGAGTTCCACTAGTTGGGAAATGAGTTGGTGCATTATTAATATACAATGTTCCATCACCAGAACTAAAGCTTCTTGATGCAACTGTTGCTGGTGGAAGAGTATTAACTTCGTAACGAGCTGGTAGGTTACCAGATCTCATGTATGCTTCAGTGTTTTGGTTGTTGTTTGGAATCTTATGAGCATAGATAACGTCACCATTCAATGCACGGAAACCCCAACGAACGAAACCAGCACCATACCAAGAGTAATCCATGTAGAACATCTGCATCTTGGTTACGTCAAGTGTGTAACCAGTCTTACCAGATCCATCACAACGGTCAATGTTCCAGTCAGACTGATTCCATTCTGTTTCTACAGTCTTAGTTACAGGAACACTGTTTGCTGTAGGTCCACGATAGTCTGGGAAGATAACCATCTGTGTATCAGAGATGATACCATCAACACGATATGAAGTACCACGAATGACTACATAATCACCTGGTTTTAATTGTTTTGAAAACTTTGTACCTTGTAAGTTTGGTCCTGTATAACTAGAAACTAATGTACTTCCTTCAGTTACAGTTACTTTACCAGATATCTGGAATGTAGATGTTCTACGAACCACACTTAAGTTACCACTAGCATAACGGAAGAAGATACCGTTCTGCTGATCCATCATACCAATCTCTAATCTAGTACCAAAAGAACTAGTAGGAGTTACAGTATACTCACCTGATGCAGTTGCATCGGTAGGTGCACTACTAACAACATACTCAAAAGTATATGGGTCAATAACATTAGTAACAGCATAAGATCCATTGTAGTTATTATCATCACAACTACGAACATCAACAACTGTATCTCTAGTAACGTTATGTGCATCAGATGCTACTACAGTAACGGTAGTTCCAGATGCAGTGATACTATCAATGTTTGGAATTGCAGGTTCAAGAATAGAACCAGTAGAGAACGATACACCTTTACCAGATTGATAACGGAAATAACGTTTTGTTTGTCTAATTGCTTGTTGGTTCTTAGAAGCAGAGTTTGTAGAGAACTTTACACCACCATCAAATGCTCTATGAATTGAATTACCTTGTGGTCTTGGATAAAGTTTAATAGTACCAGTACCTACTGATCCACTAGGAGCAGCGTCTGGGAAGTAATAAAAACGAGTAGGACTTTCTACTCTACAAATTTCCCATGATCCATTAACATTAGTACCAGCAGAACCTGCAATAGCAACCTCATTACCTACTTCTAAACCATGAGCTTGTGTTGTATCAACTTGAATTGCTCCTGCCATCGTGCCAGATGCACTGGTAAGTGTAATAGTTCCACCAAGATCTGAACCAGTGAAATGTATACCATTATAAATTGCTGTTCTTGCTGAGTCATAGATATCTGTTCCACCCGTACCACTTGGCCACTCATACTTAGCAGTGTATTTGAATCCAATAAAAGCACCAACAGTGCTTATACTATCAATAATGAATACACCATTAGCACCAGGGAATGTTGTGTCTTGAACATAAATTGCAGAACCAGCAGCAGGTGGAGTAGAACATGACACTGCCATTTCTCTACTACCAGATGTAGTTTGAATTTCTGTAATAGTAATTGCGTCCTGAGACTTATAAGCAAATGGGTTGTTGTTGATCATTGCCAACGCTTCCCACTTAGTATCCTGAGTACCATACTCAAAGTCAGTATCAATCTGTGACTCTGGTTGAGACATCTTTGACTTATTTACAGCGTCATTATATGTCTCTGCTGGTTTTTCAGTCTCTTCAAAGTCATCATAAATGATCTGCAGTTGATCATCATCTGCCATTG